AAGTGAGGCTGTTGGTGTCGTCGACTTCCCGACCCTCGGCGACCTCGTAGACGGCTGGATCACGCAGCATTGCAAGATCCCTGACGGGTTCAAGCGCCGGCAGCCGTTCGTGCAGTACGACTGGCAGTTCTGGTGTACGGCGAACCACTACCGGGTGCGTGAGGGCGTCAAGTACGACCCTGACGAGCCGCCGATGAACCAGGCGTTCACCTACGCTCGGTCAGACGTCGTCGCGGCGCAGAAGACGGGCAAGGGTCCGTGGGCTGCGTGCATCACTGCGAACATGGCGGCTGGCCCGGACTTGTTCGCGGGCTGGGCGAAGGCTGGCGACGTGTACCGCTGCGACGAGCACGGCTGCTCGTGTGGCTGGTATTGGGAGTATGAGGCGGGCGAGCCGATGGGCACCCGCCACCCCTCTCCACTGATCCAGATCCTCGCGACGTCGCAGGAGCAGGTCGGGAACATCTGGCGCCCGCTGACGGCGATGGTGAAGTTCCACGGCTCCGAGCTGGGCCGGTTACTGCTGCCGCGTGAGGATTTCATCCGCATCGTCGGCGAGAACGACGACGACCCAGAGCTTGACCGTATCGACGCGGTGACCTCGAGCGCGAAGTCGCGCCTAGGTAACCCGATCAGCGGTTACGTGCAGGATGAGACTGGCACGTACACGAAGTCGAGCGGGATGCATGACGTGTCTTCGACGATGCGTCGTGGTGCGGCTGGTATGCAGGGCCGCGGGTTCACGACGACGAACTGCTGGGACCCGTCGCAGCAGTCTGTGGCGCAGGCCGACTACGAGTCTGACCAGCCTGACGTGTTCACGTTCTACCGCGTCCCGCCGCCCGAGTGGGCGTTCTCGGACCGGCGTCAGCGGCGGAAGCTGCTGGAGTTCGTGTACGACGGCTCGTCGCACATCAACATCGACTCGATCATGGCCGAGTGCGACAAGTTGATGCTGACTCGCCCGGCTGAGGCTGAGCGTTTCTTCGGTAACCGCGTCGTCCAGGGTGCCGGTGCGTGGCTGCCTGATGGCCTCTGGGAAGGTGCGTGGGCTGATGCCGATGCACTGGCTACCTGAGCCGCCCACTGGGACGCCTGTGTGCTTGGCGTTCGACGGGTCCGAGGTGTCCGACTTCACGGTCATCAAGGCCGAGACCCGCGAGGGCTTCATCTTCACGCCGCGATGGCTGTCTGGCACGGGCGGCGGGACGATCTGGAACCCGGCCGACTTTGGGGGTCGCGTCCCGAAGGCGCACGTCCTTGAGGCGGCGCGCGACTTGTTCGGCCGCTTCGACGTGGAGCGGTCCTACTGGGACCCGCCGTACTGGGCCACCGAGATCGACGAGCTCGCCGCGGAGTTGGGTGAGGACAAGGTCATCAAGTGGCCGACGTACCGGCCGCTGCCGATGCACGCCGCGACGGAGCGGTTCCTAGCTGACCTGAACTCGGGCCGCATCACTCACGACGGATGCCCGATCACGAACTCGCACATGGTCAACGCCCGCATGTCGGCGCGTAAGGACATGCGCTACATGCTCGACAAGCCTGATGCGGCACGGAAGATCGACGCCGCGGTTACCTCCGTCCTCGTCCACGAGGCTGCCGCCGACGCGCGCGCTGCCGGATGGGGCACCAAGCAAGATTCCAAGCTGATCTTCTTCACCAAGTGAGAGACGGGGGTTCCTGTGGCTAACACGCTGCCCCTTCTTTCCGCGTCGGTCGCTCAGTCCGAGGATCTGTCGACGATCAAGCGTCTCGCGGGCCAGGTGCAGACGAACCTGCCGAACCTGATGCGCCTCGACCGATACTTCGACGGCGTGCAGCGCCTCGAGCACATCGGCCTGGCGGTCCCGCCCGAGCTGCGCCACTTCGAGACCGTGGTGAACGTGCCGCGGATCGCGGTGGTGGAGCCTGAGCGCCGCCAGTCGCTGCGTGCGTTCTACCGTGCCGGGGACTCCACGAAGGAAGACCCCGCGCTGCGTGAGGCGTGGGAGTTCAACAACCTCGCGTCGGAGTCGTCGCTGGTCCAGACGGATGAGAAGGTCTATGGCCGCTCGTTCGTCGCGGTGGGCACGAACCCGGACGACAAGGCACATCCGCTCGTGACGGTCGAGTCGCCGCTTCAGATGGGCTACGAGGTCGATGCGCAGCGGCGCCGGTTCCGGCACATGTTCCGCATGTACGTGGACTCGACGACGCTCAAGACGCACGGGACGCTCTACACGCCGGACTTCACGCAGCCCTTCATCTTCGATAGCGGGTGGAAGCCGAACGGCCCCCGCGACGACCACAAGCTCGGCGTCGTGCCGATCGTGATGTTCCTGAATCGGCGTCGCGCCGGCTCGTGGTCTGGCACGTCGGAGATGGCTGACGTGATCGGACTGACGGACGGTATCGCGCGTCTGGTGACGAACCTTCAGATCGGCGCCGAGACTCATGCGCTGCCGTCATGGTTCCTGTCAGGCGTCGAGGCCAAGGACTTCCAAGACCGTGACGGCAACCCCGTCCCGGTGTGGGAGTCGTATATGACGAAGATCAAGGCCCTCACCAACAAGGAAGCTCGCGTCCAGCAGTTCCAGGCGGGCGACCTCAAGAACTTCACCGATGCCGTGAACAACATGTTCGCGTGGTGCGCGGCGGTCCTCGGCCTGCCGACCCGGTATGCCGGACAGCAGACCGTGAACCCTGCTACCGAGGGTGCGATCAACGCTGACGAGTCGCGGCTGATCCGCAACGTCGAGCGCATGAACTCGCATGACGCGGACTCGTGGTCGTGGACGATGGGCCTCGAGGAGCGGTTCCGCACCGGCGAGTGGGGCGCGTCGAACAGCATTCGCGCCATCTACCACAACCCGGCGACCCCGACGTTCTCGCAGATCGCCGACGGTGCCATGAAGATGCGCGCCGAGAAGGTGCTCTCTGTCGAGGGCGTGTGGGACATGTTCGGTTGGGACGAGGCCCGCAAGGCGCAGGAGCGAGAGCGCCTACGGGTCGAGGCTGCCTCTGACCCGATCCTGGCTGCGACTCAGGCCCTGATGGCTCCCAATGCTCCCGCCGCTAACGGCTGACTTCCAGCGGGCGCAGGCTCGTCGGGCTCAAGTGGCCTCACTGCTCGTTGGTCGTGAATGGTTGTCGATCGGTTCGGACTTCGACGCCGGCTGGCGTGCGATTGGCCCGCGCGTGGCGGTGTTGGTCGCTTCGGCGCAGCTTGGGTCGGCTCAGGATGGTGCGGCTTACGTGGCGGCGTCTCTGGCGTCGCAGGGTGCGCCTGTGGCACCTACTGCCGGTTTCGACCCGCGCGGCATCGCTGGTGTCGCCTCGGATGGTCGGTCGCTTGAGTCGCTGCTTTACGGGGCGGTGGTGCGGGCGCGTTCGACCAAGGCCGACTCTCTGCCGGCGCGGATGGAGTTGGGCCGCTCCTGGCTCGACATGGCGGTGAAAACGCAGGTCGCCGATGCTGGCCGCGATGCGGTCAAGGTCGCGATGACAGTGCGACCCGGCGTCAGGTACGTGCGCTTCGTGAATCCGCCCTGCTGCCAGCGCTGCGCGGTCCTCTCGGGCGAGGCCCGCGAGTATTCGCACCCGTTCCAGCGGCACCCCCGCTGCGACTGCTCGATGATCCCGACGACGGTCGCAAACCCGGACTTCGCGGGCGAGAAGCTGACCGCCGCGGACGTCACCGACCTGACCCAGAAGCAGAAGGACGCGCTCGACAAGGGCGCCGACTTCCACTCGACGATCAACGACTACCAGCGCAAGCGTGGCGACTTCAGCGGCTTCCTGCCGCCGACGCGCGTGGACCGAGTGATCGACCGGGCAGGACAGCGCGACAAGGCCGCTGCCGCCCTGGCCGAGCTCGGCATCCTCATATGACTTCCGTGACGGGGCGATTCCGTGACGGCAACCACCCGAGCGATTCGGAGTACGACCATGTCCGACACCACCACGCCTGCCCAGCCCGCCGCTCCGGTGGCCGAGCAGCCCAAGCCTGCCGCACCCGCGGCGCCCGAGCCGACTGAGCAGCGCGACGCTGCCGACGCGCCACTCGGACAGCCTGGCCTCAAGGCCCTTCAGGCAGAAC